AAGATGCAGACGTTTGAATCAGGAGAGGTCCAAGATATGTGCGGAGAGGATGTGAGTTTCTGTCTTGATGCGATCGAAAAAGGTTACGAGATCTGGTGTGACCCTGTGATTCGTGTGGGGCATGAAAAAATGCGCGTGATCTAATGGCTGGTTACGTGCTGATGATGTGCTATACTGGGTGGGGTTATAACCGCCCGTTTAAAAAATCGCGAAAAGAAACAAATGGCAAAGATTAAGAAGAGTCTGAGTGGCAACGTGATGATCGAGTCTACCCCCAAGAAGACTCGTCAAGGTTCTGGACAACATACTAAGTATGCTGCATCCAGTGGTAACCCCAAACCAAAGCGTTATCGTGGACAAGGTAGGGGTTGAATAGATATAAACAGTTGTAAACTTTTGTATGTCCCGATTGATTACTAATCTACCAGCAGTCAAAGTATGGGTACGTAAAGAATACTTGTGTGATCATAAGTATGGACATGGTGAATTTATTGAGGGCGTTTGGGTAACTGCTAAAAGCATACCTGGACGCGCTTTTTACTTTGAAACGTACCTACCAGATTATGCGGCAATGTATGATAAGTTGCCGATTGCTGCATTTGTAGCAAGACCAGAGACACCAACACCTGATTTAGACCTTCCCAACCTGCAGTTCTGGAACTGTATGGACTATAACGTTACAACCGTCTGTAAGCAGGTTGTAGCATCAATGGAGTGGGAATGTCGTACAAGACACTTTGGGTCCATTAAAGGCGAATATATCTGCACTCTGGACAATTATCACGGTGATATTGATACGATTGACGCATCAACCAGTGAAATACCTGATGAACACAAGTCATTCAACCTGATTGCACTTGAAAATGGACAGTTTGCACTGTATCCAAATAACAGATGTCGCATTTATGACATCAGTATGACTCCACAGGATGCCAAGATACCTGATTTCAAGGTTTCAACTGAATTTTATCAAGTTGAGAATGGAATTAAGTGGGGTCGATTGGGTGATTGTACCGATTATTTCTGGACAACACCCGAGGAAAGGGAAGAATATCCCCAACCAGAAATAAATAACCAAAAAGAGGATGAAAATGGGTAACTCACCAGTTGATAGAGACAGCAAGTACATGAAAGAAACATGGGGAACGACCCATTTGGTCACAGATCACTGGTCATTACCCGGTGAAGCACCTCAAGATACTCCTGTTGAGTTGAAAGAAGTGCTCAATGACGAGGCAAAACCCGTTGGTGGTGCTAAAAAACAGGTACTTTCGGAAGAATCATCTTACGATTCAATACCAAATCGATACTAACCATTATAGATAGTATGTTGAAGTGTATCGAAGCAGATGCCAATTAAGCGTTCACGTAGTTTTAGGGATATAAGTCTCTCTTTTAAGCGTCATCCCATTACAAACGATGTGACTGCCCTCAAAAATGAGGACGCAATCAAGAAATCTGTTATAAATCTCGTCCGAACTGCAGTCGGAGAGAGATTTTTCAATGATATTTTGGGAACATCTGTTGCTGATGCACTTTTTGAATTAGATACATTTGATAATGATGTATTAAGGGAAGAAATTATCACACTATTGCAGAATTATGAACCTAGAATTGATCTGACCAACGTTTTTGCTGAGGCTCAGACCGATTCTAACGACTTATTCGTTAAAATTGAGTACGATATTGTTGGATTACCAGTCCCTACACAGAATGTAGAGTTTCTATTACAACCATCTAGGATATAATGGCATTCAATCAATTTACCAATCTCGATTTTAACGATATTAGGGAGCAGATAAAAGATTATCTGCGATCGAATAGTAATTTTACGGACTTCGACTTTGAAGGATCGAACTTTTCGATCCTAATCGACACGTTAGCATATAATTCTTATATCACTGCCTACAACACTAACATGGCAGTGAACGAATCGTTCATTGATAGTGCGACATTAAGGGAAAATGTCGTATCTTTAGCAAGAAATATTGGATATGTCCCCAGATCAAAGAAATCAGCAACTGCAAGGATCACTTTTAGTGCCCAAGTCAGTGCTAGATCGGTCACATTGAAGAAAGGTGTAGTTGCACTGGGTGGTGCAGAGAACTCAAACTACATTTTCTCGATTCCAGAGGACATTACAGTAAGTCCAAACTCCCAAGGAGTGGCAACTTTCAGTAATATTGAGATTATGGAGGGAAATTTACTGAAAAAGACCTTTACAATCGATGATTCTCAACCAGATCAGAAATATATCCTACCAACTCCGAATATTGACACTTCTTCTATCCGTGTTCGGACTGTTGGAACGGCAATAGAGGAATATACGCCATATACAAACATTTTTAACGTTGATGCCGCCACTCGTTTGTATCTTATACAAGAAATTTCGGATGAAAGATATCAAATTCTCTTCGGAGACAACATTTTAGGTAAGAGACCTGCAAATGGTGCAAAGGTTGAGGTCACTTATATTGAAACAACTGGTGAAGCAGCAAATGGTGCTAGCAGTTTCACTTTCTCTGGTCAATTAGTTGCCAGAAAAGAAGGAAAAGACCGAAATGTAACAAATAACATCTCCGCTATAACGACCCTACAAGCGGCGGAGATGGGTGATGACATAGAAGACATCGATACCATCAAATACCTTGCTCCTAGGGTCTATGCATCGCAATACAGAGCGGTCACTGCCGATGATTACACCTCACTCATACCTTTTCTGTATCCTAACGTCGAATCTGTCTCTGCATACGGTGGTGAAGATTTAGATCCCCCACAATACGGTAAAGTCTTCATTACAATCAAACCTAAAAATGGTGATTTTCTCTCTGATATCGCAAAAGACAATATTAAGAGTAATTTGAAGAAATACACCATTGCTGGTATTCGTCAGGAGTTCTTAGATCTGAAATACCTATATGTGGAGTATGATAGCACAGTATCATATGACCCAGGAAGTGTTACAAACACTGAAGATCTGTTTACTAGAGTCCAAAATGCAATTGTAAACTATTCTAAGTCAACTGATATCAATTCTTTCGGTGGAAGACTGAAGTATAGTAAACTTCTCCGCATGATTGACAATGTTGATAGCGGAATTACTTCAAATATCACGAATCTGACGATGAGAAGGAATTTAGTTCCTGCATACGATACTCTTGCTAACTATGAACTCTGTTATGCAAATGCATTCCATGCTGAAGTCGAAGGTTTCAATCTGAGATCGTCTGGATTCACAGTTTCTGGTATTACTGGAACTTGTTTCTTGACTGATGTCCCTGATACTGATATTACCATTCCTGGAAGACCACAGCAGGTTGCACCAACGACTGGATCTATATCAATCTTTAAATTTAATGAAGAAAGAGAGATTGTAAACGTTATTGAGAATGCTGGAACTGTTGATTACGTAAAAGGCGAGATTATTCTCTTCCCAATCAACATTTCATCGACTGTTCTTGACAATCGTATTGAAATTGGAGTCACACCTGAGTCGAATGACATTCTCGCAAAAGAGAACCTTTATATCGTCCTAGATACTACAGGAAAAAGTGTTTTAACGTTGAAAGAAGACTTGATCACTTCAGGATCAAGCAGATCTGGTTCAAATTACGTTCCTCCTTCAAGTTACACTAGCAGCACGAAATTTACTCGATAAGAAATGTCAGATAGTAAAGTAAAAATCTCCAATATTCTGGAAAGTCAACTTCCAGATTTTATTTTAGATGATAATCCAGTCTTTAAAGAATTTTTAGAGCAATACTATCTGTCTCAGGAACATGAGTACGGAACAATCTTTCTTGCAGAGAATATTGATAGATTAAAGGATATTGAGAGTTACGTAAATCTCAAATTTACTGCGACTACACCAACACTGACTAAATTCATCGCAAACGATGAAGATGTGATTGAAGTTACCAATCATTTGGGATTTTTGCCAAAAAATGGACTTGTAAAAATTGGTGAAGAGATTTTTACGTATACTGGTAAATCATCTTTTGCCCAAAAGGTCACTTTAATCGATCCGACTGCTAATACTATCAAATTGACATCTACTGTCGGTTTAGATTCTTTTAGAGCACAAAGTATTATTTTTGATACGTCATTTTCCAATGTTATTGCTGGTCAGACGTATTATGTCACAGAAGTTATAGATTCTAACACAATTACAATTTCTGATGACCCAACTGCTCTTGATGATGTATTAGATCTTGATGAAACTAACCCATTAGGTGCAACTCTTCCTACTGCTACTAGTTTTGCATTTACTGGATGTGTCAGGGGATTTTCTGGCATTGATGATGTCAGTGGAGAGTTCTTAAACTTCAATAACAGTCGAACTTCATTCCATGAAGCAGGAACGACTCTTACTAATCTTGGTCTGGTATTCTTAGCAGAATTCTTCAGCAAGTACAAGAAGATGTTCTTGCCAGGCATCGAAGAAAGGAAGTTCCAGAGCGTTAATATCGATAATATCCTTTCAAGAGCAAGAGACTTCTATAGTTCAAAGGGAACTGACACTTCATTGAAGATTCTCTTCACTGTTCTCTTTGGAAAGTTTGTTGAAGTTCTGAAACCATTCGATAATACGATTCAAGCATCTGCTGCTAATTTCTCACAGTCAGATGTAGTGGTTGTAGAAGCAATTGAAGGAAATCCAAGAAATCTTGGAGAAACCACCTTGCTCCAGGGTTCAACTGATGCTCCAACTGCAAGAGCAATTATTTCAAGAGTTGAAACTATACTCTTAGGTTCAAAGTATTTCCATAAATTATTCTTCCCCAAGAATAGTATTGAAAATAAGTTCATGGTCAGTAAAAAGACCAGAGTCTTGGGTGTTGGTGTTACAAATACAACTCTGACTGTAGATTCAACCGTTGGATTCCCAGATGGTGGTTCATTCCTCAATGAGGACAATGAAGTACTGGAATTGGTCACATATGAAAGTAAGAGTGCTAATCAATTCTTTAACTGTGTAGGACTCTCTACAACTCTTGTAGAGAACGACCCAATCATTGATGGAAACTTTGTATATGGTTATGAGAATAATGATATCAACAAACTCGTCACTATGCGAGTTGTTGGCACTGTTATAGGGATTGCAGAAAACAAAACAGGCACGAGTCAGTTCAGAAAGAATGATATGCTTCGAGTGAAGCATCTTGGCGAAAAGGTAGAAGAGGATGATGTAAGATTTAACAGGTGGTTCTACAACAATGTAGTGCTTACAAATGTTGATAGTGTCACTGGAACAACGTTTACAACCGAAGTTGACCACCACTTATATCAGGGCGACAAAGTTGATATCTTACTGAAAAATGACAAATCAGTATTAGAATCAGATCTGCAAGTTTCTGATGTAGATAACAGAAAGACATTTACAGTTTCTGGAAATATAACCACTACTTTCGTTAACACTAAAGATTATCTTATCAAGAAAAAACTTGATTTTGGATCTACCAACCTCAATGCTGATGGTGTTCTGGCAAATATCCAAAATACTTTCGTTGACACAGATAAGAACGCATACGTCGCATTCTCGGGACTTCCTGGTTACGATAATATAGAACTGACAAACAGATCTAAAACTTTTACTGATTCGGAGATAGATCAACTGTCTAATGAGATTACCATTGCTAATCATAACTTTAAAAATGGTGAAAGAGTATACTACGAATCAACCTCTGGTGTTACTGGTATCACCACAGGAAATTACTATACTTCTGTAGTTGATAACAATACTGTAAAATTAGCATTCAGTCGTGCTTCTCTCAATAATCAAGTTTTTACTAACCTTACTGGTATTAGCGCATCTAGTGAGCACAGACTGACTCCAGCATCCTTGTTTAATAGAAGTCTTGTTAATCAGAATCAGTTTAAGAGAATTAATAGAAAACCAGCAGCAGCAACTGAACACAATGATATTATTGGACCAATTGGTGTTGCTTTGAATGGTGTTGAATTCCAATCACCAATTTCAAAGGATTCAATCTTCTATGGTCAAATAGACTCTATTAATGTTTTAAATCCAGGAACTGGTTACGATGTAGTAAATCCACCAGAAATTGGAATTGCAAATACTGATGGAAGTGCTGATGCCACTTTTGTAGGACAATTTGTGGGAAAGATTGAAGATATTGATCTTACTACTCCTGGTTTTAATTACGTAGACACTCCTGTTATTACAATTTCTGGAGGAAATGGAACAGAGGCAACTGCTGAGGCAAGACTGAGAGGATTCTTCTACGATAAGGACTTCAATGATTTTGATGGTGTAAAACTTGCTAGTAACGTTATCGGTATCCCTGATCATAGATTTGGAGAAACTGAAGAAGTTATATACTCCAGCACCGGAACTCCTATTGGTATTGGTAGTACTGCTGTTGGTTTTGGAACAGACAGACTGACATCTGAAGCAATATACTTCCTTAGAAAAATCAGTGCCACTGATGTGCAGATTCATGTATCAAAATCTGATGTGTTGGCAGGTATCAATACAGTCGATATAACTAATTTTGGAACTGGTACTCATAACTTCAGATCTAGAGATCAAAGAAAGTTTATTGATAGGATTGTTGTTACAGGTTCTACTGATGACTTCTCCACCAGAAAAGTAGTTGTAGATGCTGTGGCATGGCCACCAGCAGATCAGAAAGATATTTACAAGTCCTTTGTTGGTGTTAACGTTGAAAAGAATTTCATCTATGCAAGAAATCACGCTTTCAAAACTGGTGATAATGTAGAGTATTCATTTGATGGTACTACCATTGGTGGACTATCAACATCAGCAAATTATAAGGTAACTGTCTTAGATAAGAACAGATTCATCTTGAGTGAAGCAGGAACACCAGACGCTATCAGTAGTGTCAACTTTGATAAAAGGTCCTATGTGAACCTTACCAGTGTGGGTGCCGGTACACATACGTTCCAGTATCCATCAATCACTGTTAAGATTAATGGAATCGTTGCTGCTGGAAATACTGATGCTATTCCTTCATATTATAACGCCACTGGTTCTCCTGTAATCCTTGGAAAACTTGACAACGTATTTGTCAGAAATGGTGGTGTCGGGTATGGTGTATCCGATGTAATGAACTACAAGAGAGATGTTGAAGTCAAGGTTCAGACTGGACAGGGAGCAGACATTAAAGCAATTGTTGTTAATGGAAAGGTTGTTTCAGCATATGTTGCAAGTTCAGGTATAGAATATACTTCTCCCCCAACAGTCAATGTTATTGGTAAAGGTCAGTTAGCAAAACTGACTGCTAATATTGCAAATGGTGCAATCACCTCAGTCGATGTTATTGATGGTGGTAGTGGATATGGACAAGATACGAGAGTAGAAGTCGTTCCAACAGGTGTCAATGCTCAGTTGAGTCCAGAGATTCATGAATGGAAATTCAATGATGTAGAAAGATACAAAGTAGCACTCCAACTGGATAATCCTTCAATCCTGAAAAAGGATAGACTGAATAGAGAACTGGTTCAAATTCATTCTGGAACTCCTCTGAAAGAA